GTTAAAATTTGAATTTATCGAAGCTGAATCGACGCTGTTATTAATTATCTCTCTCTATGACAACAAGAAGAAGAAGAAGAAGAAGAATTAATTAATTAATTTAATTAATTCATTAAAAAAGAGAAAGGGAAAGATTTATATAGGTAGAGGTGTAGAGATATTATGATAAAATCAATTAAATGTCCTGATTGTTTAGGAAGTAGTTTCTACACACTAAAAGATATGACGAGGGTTTGTAAAAAGTGTGGGAGACGTTGGAATCAAGAACAGATGGAATTAGAGGAAATATCCAAAATTTTTAAAGATGAAAAAAACATTAACAATTAATTTAGATGTTGAAGTTGTAGAAAAATTAAGAGGATTAGAAAACTATTCCTCACTAATAAATGATTTGTTAGAAAATCATTTTGGAAGAAACAACATGACCGAAGAGGAGATTATTGCTGATGTTAAAAGAAAGATTGAAGCAAAAAAACAATTAGAAGAAAAAAGAGAAGAATCAAAAAAACAAGAAGAAAAAAGAGAAGAGGAAATGATGAACATGCTTATTTCTTGCGTAGAGCAAGACATGGAATTAGCTAAAGAAGTTATCACCTGTGAAGAAGGCGTACCCATGCAAGAGCTAAGAAAGAAATATCTGGCAAAAAATATAAAAATGGATTATTACTCATTACTGAAGTACAAGAGGCTAAAAAATGGAAGCTGAAGAAAAAAAGTTCTGGGAAGAATCAGAGTTTTTTGAGACTTGTAAAGAGTTTTGGAGACAATGGGCTTCATTACATCCAAAAGAATGGTCAAACTTCTGTAAGGGCTATCCACAAAAAGAGGATAAACTTAAAGATGGAAAATGATTTATCAAAAGAGATGTCGAGAAGAAGAAAAGTTGGACATCGTTTCGAGATAGATGTTCGAGATGATTTGATTTCTAAAGGTTGGCTTGTTTTCAAGAATAATAATAAAGTGCAGAACAATCGTTTTGTACAAGCTCCTCATTTCTTCTCGCCTTATAAGAAAATGATGACGCAAGGGCAAGGATTCCCAGATTTTATCTGCGTTAAGGCGAAAGAGCGTTTTGTTATGTTTGTAGAATCGAAGAAGTGCAAGTATTTGAAGCCAGAAGAGAAAGAAGCAGTCAAATGGATTAAGGAGAATCTTGACATCCCCATTCAAATAGCATTTAAGAATAAACAAGGGGGGTTGCAATATGTTGACACTTGATTCTTGGCAAGAGGAATTATTAGCCCATGAAGGGAATGTTTGCGCTGCTTGTGGGCGTCAAGTTGGGAAAAGCACAATTATTTCTATAAAAGCGGGAAAATTTGCAGTAGATAACCCAAAAAATACAATTATGGTTATTTCGGCTGTTGAAAGACAGGCAGAGCTGTTGTTTGAGAAAATTCTCGATTATTTGTACGAAAACCATAAGAAGACCCTTGTTTTAGATGGATCAGAGAAGCCAACTAAGCATAAATGCAGCTTAAAGAATGGATCAGTCATCCATTGTTTACCGACGGGCACAGATGGACGAGGAATTAGAGGTTTTACGATTAATTTGTTAATTTGTGATGAAGCAGCGTTTGTTCCCGAAGCAGTTTTTGTAGCAGTCACGCCTTCTCTCATAACAACTAATGCAAAAATATGGCTTTTGGGCACGCCCCATGGCAGACAGGGATATTTCTACCGCTCTTTTACCGATCCTGATTTCAGGTCATTTCATATATCCTCGTGGGATTGCCCGAGAGCTAACAAAGATTATTTAGAGAGGGAACAGAAGTCAATGAGTAAGTTAAACTGGCTGCAAGAGTACGGGGGAAACTTTGTCGAGGGGTTGTTCCAATATTTTCCAATGGAAATTATAAAAAATACTTTATGCTTAGACAAAACAGACAGCATAGTGATTGGAGACACGTTTCTTGGAGTTGATGTCGCTGGGCAAGGAGAAGATGACACAGTTTTGTTTTCGGTGTGCCGAATAGAAAGGGAAAAGATAAGACAACTCGACATGGAGATTATGAAACACTCTTTATTGCATCAGACATTCTTAAAAATAAAGTTGGCTGATTCGAAATACAAATTTAAACAGATTTATGTTGATTCGGGCGGGCTTGGAGTTGCAATAAGCCAGAGTTTGCTTCAAGATAGCCAGACAAGATGCAAGACCATCGAGATAAACAATGCAAGTAGGAGTATAAGCAAGAAAGAGGAGCAGAAAAAGAAATTACTCAAAGAAGATTTGTATGCTAATTTGCTTTATCTCATGGAATCAGGAAAAATAAAACTTTTCAATGATCCTGAAATTATGCTTTCACTTTCAAGTGTACAATATGAGATTACCGACAATGGAGAGACTAAAATCTTCGGAAATTACACACACATCACAGAATCACTCATAAGAGCGGCTTGGTGTATGCAAGACAAACATTTAAATTTATGGATAGCATAGCAAAACATGGCATTCCAAGACAAATATATCTCAACAACAGATAAAAAGGCACAACCAACGTCTGAAAAGGTGGTTTTAACCGATGATGCTTTTGCAATTTCCGAAATGATTGATTCTTTAATAACTAAAATAGAGCAAGCGAGGGTGACTTTTATAAAATGAGCTGGACTTTATGCTCAAGCGCGGCAGCAATTAAAAAAGCTGGGGCAAATGCAAACACCACAATAATTGCAGATGCGGCAACTCTTGCTTTATGGTCTGAGGAGACCGAAGGGGTTGTTGTAGCAAGAACAGATTATGATTGGGTTGCAAACTATGCTTCTCTCGGAACGATTGCAAAAGGCATCGTAGCGGAAACTTGCTCAGACTTAATCGGAAATAAGATTATAGATTATGATATGGCAAATTACACCAGCAGAATAGAAGCTCAAACCATAATAATTAAGAATGATGATGAAGCACAAAAGAATATAGCCACTTTAAAAGATGCAAATGTTCGTAAAAAGCTGGGGGTGAACGCATGAGCCTAAAATTTCCAACAGGCGAGGGCAATCTGATTAATCATAATTGGTCTGATTTAGCAACGGGAACGGGATTTAAAACATTTTATTGTGCTTCTGTAATAGAAGCATCAACAGAAACATATTATCTTTTGCCAGAAGCATTACAGACATTCACAAGATATACAAGTGCGAACAATACTGCCATAGAACTTAATTTTAATCTGCCGTTTTACTTACCGACGAGATTGAAAGGAAAAGGATATATCAACATTCCCATTATAGCTTACAATACCACGGGAAACGGAAAAGCGGGTTCATTTGCAGCAACACTTAAATTTTATAAAGTTGTTGGGGTAGCAGAGACACAGATAGGAAGTACGGTATCAGCTACTTTATCTTATAATCTGGCGCCTGCTGTTGCGGGTGTTTGTTATTGGAACGCTTTTATGCTGTGTGGGGCGATTGATATTCCTTTAACATTATTCAAACCCGCGGAAAGTCTTAGATTGGAAATAACAACCGCCGCCTCGGGAAATACAGGGGTTTATGTTATGATTTTCCATGATCCTAAGAATTATGGGCTGACTGCTGAATTAGATGCTTTTTTAAATTCAGAGACTACCCTTTTATCCTCTATATCATTAATAAATCTTCCTTTTAAAATAGACTTGTAAAATGTCAACAACACTAAACCTTAATAATGCAGTCGTAACGGATTACACAAATGCAATTAAAGAAGTAGTTGTAGACCCTCAAGATGTGCAAGGTGTCAATCAAGAAGGAGAAACAAGATTTCAAAATTCTCAATGGACACAACAAGTCGCATATTGGAAAAAAAATGCTGATTTGAAAAACGCACTTGTCCTTAAAAGCCAGTGGGCATTCGGCGGGAATTGGACAGCAGACCCGAGAACTCAAATAATTTTAGACCACATTTCAGGCAATGGAAAACAAACATTCGACGACATAATCCAAAATATGAATATTACATCAGACCTCGGCGGAAATTCTTATGCTGAAATTGTCACAGACAAAGGTCTGAAGGGTGCTATCAAATCATTATTAGGAATGCCAATACTTCTTAATTTAAAGGTTCTAAATACTGGAAAGATGGTTAGGATTTACAATTCTCAAGGAATCATTGTTAATTACGAATATCCAGTTAATGGAAAACCACACAAGTTCAAGCCAGAAGAAATACTCGATTTCTCAAGTGATACTCTCGCAGACGAGATATGCGGAACATCTTTAATTGATGCTTTAGAAGAAACAATCAAGGCGGAGAATGCTTGCAGCGTAGATAAACGGAAATGGATGCACACAAAAGGAAACTTTTTAATTTGGAAATTAAAAACAGATGATGAAACCAAGATTACAAACTGGCGTTTAAAATTAGAAGCAGCTAAATCTATTAGTGGAGAAGATATTTGTGTGCCTGACGATGACGATACAGTTTCTGTGCAAATTGTGCAAACACCCATAAACCCCGCGATATTTCAGTATTACGATTCAATCATAACGAAGTTTTATCGTTGCATTGGGATGCCTACAATCGTGCCTGGGGCTACTGGTGGTGTGACCGAGAGCTCCAGCAAGGTTGCAGAAGTTAATTTTACAGAGGGCATTAAGTCATTGCAGCTAAAAAGAGAAAAACAAATATGGCAGCAATTACAACTTAGAGTTAAATTCAATCCGCCAACAGACTTAATGCAGAACTTGCAGCAAGATCAAATGAAAGACGGAACGCAAGGATTGCAAGGCGGAGCATTTCAACCAAATGATGTACAACTGGGGGTGGGTAAATAATGGCATTCAAACTTAGTCTCCCAGGCGGACTTTTTCCTAAGAAAAAGAAGAAAGAAGAATCACCAGCAGAATCTAAACCAAAAACAACGGCACCAATTCTTTTGCCTCAATCAGAATTAACACAAGCGGGGGCACAAGCAACGGCATTTAATGCTAAAAATCCCGCAATCGGTGCGCCCATTCCAATTCAACCAAAACCCATAAATTGGGATGCAATTCCAAATCAACATTTAAGGAATCAAACAGCCGATGCTTATATGGATATTCAGAGAGGCGGTCAATACAACACTGAAATGATGGGCAACACCCCCTTAGCAAGCAATATCTCTCAAATTCAAAAAACAGCAGTTGGTACAAAGGCTTATGCAGCAGAACAAGCAATACAACAAGCAGCAACGGCTAAAGAGTTGATAGGGCAGTTAGGAAATGTTACACCCGAACAACAAGCAAATATAGACGCTGCGACGTTGCCTGATGGAACGCTTAATTGGAATATTCTAAGCGAAAATTTAAAGCGTTCTCAAAATCCTTTAAGTAGTATAAAAGACTTGGCAACCTCAGCAACCAGTCTAAATGTTGGTGGCGCAGCCTCTGGATTGTTCGATATAACACCCCTGGGTTTCTTAGTTAAGACAGGACAAACTATTCAAAGATCAGTTTATCAAGTATATGACCATCGAAGAGAGGAAAACTCAAATATGATTGCGAACAATGTTGCTCGTGCAAAAATGAATTTAAAAGGAGCTATTTTAGTGCAGAATAAAGGGGGCGATGGTGTAGAACAATTTAATCAAGCGTATTATGAATTGTTATTAGCAGAAGCACAATACAAAAGAATTGAGAGAGAAGACCCGAGAGCATGGATTGAAGATATCGCAGAAAAACAAGGAGATTTAAGGGGCTATTTAGATACGGTTTACTATGATAAAAACCAAAGAATGAGAATTGCAATTCAGAAACCCGACCCAAATTATATTGATTATGAGGTACAAACATCAAACGAGGGGGACAATGGAACATGAGCTCGAAAGAGATATGCTGGAATATTGTGAATTCGCTTCTTGCAGGTGCGATAAGCTTCGGGAGCGCAGTAATAGCTACGGGCGGCATTATCAACAATGCAGTCATCTTAGTGTCCATAGTTACTGCATCTTTAGTAGCTCTTATCCGATTCGCCGAATACTGGAAACTCGAAGAAGACGAATACTTGGACAAGAACAATAAAATTTTTGTGTTCATATAAAATGATAACTAAATTTAAGAAAATAAAAAAATGGTTGAAGAAACAAAAAAACAAACTCAAGAAGTGGCTAAACAGCCCGAATCGGACTTAATAAAAGAAGCCAGTGCTACTGCGGACAGACTTGAGAAAGCAAACGCTGCACATGAAGAATTGCTTAATCGAGAAGAAAGACTACAAGCTACTCGAATATTAGGGGGAAAAGCAGATGCTGGAATGATGGTCAAGACACAAGAAGAAGTAGAAAGAGAAAAGACACAGAAATTAGCCGACGAGATGGTTAAAGCTTTTAGAAAATGAATAATAAAGATAAAGTCATAGACGAGCGAGCAGCATTGTTAGAGATGTACAAAGCTGGTTTTCTCGACGCCTATAAAATTTTTAATCCTTTAAAATCTAAAGAGGAATGGGGCTTAATGAACAAACAATATAAAATTTCTTTCCTTAAAAGATTTGAAAAGAAAATAAACAAAATCCTAAAGAAATAAAATGCACTTATTTTTATATGCACGAGGGGTGTTCTCACAAGTAGAGTTATGGAAATGCCATGCTCAAGTTGCCTATTGGAAATTTAGAAGAATGAATAAGGAAACTGGAAAAGAAGAAACAATTTTAGTTCAAGGGGCATTAAGACCTTCTGTTCTCGGGGCGTATGAGTACATTTTCCCAGAAGAATCATTAGCAGAGGTGTGCTCTTTCTTTGGAATTGTAAACAATGAACAATATGGTTTCAGAAGATTAGGGTTAAATTTGAGGCATATTGCCATGAGAAAAATATTTGGGTGCAAGAAAATCCCTAAAAAGATTTTAAACAAGGCAAAAGAGATGCCATCGACATTCACAACAAAAGAATTTGAAAGAGGCGGGAGCAACTGCATTGTACCTGGCGTTGCTGTTCATGTTATTGGCGTAAGAAAAGATAAAAAATATCAGATTGGTAAATATTTCCAAGAGGCACTATGAACAACTTTGAATTTTACTGCATATTAATTGGATTGTCCTTGCTGGCAATGAAATTCTATCAGCTTTTTATAAAAGAGCGAGTTAAGGCTTAATTCTGAATTTAACGAAACATTTAAATATAAGTGGCTATTATTGTAATCATGGCAAGAGAGGCAATTTTAAGAGATAACAAAAATTCAGTATCTACAAGATATACTTGTGCGACGGCAGGCATCGCAAAAGGAACATATCTTAAAAATGCTAATCCTTCTACTGCTTCGGCTTCAACTGGAACAGGCGACCCATTTATTGGTTTTGCTCACGCAGACGTAAACACATCTACAGACACATCATTCAATACAGAGACTTCTATAACCGCTGATAAAGGCGGAATGTATGAGTTAACAGCCAGTGGAGCAATTACAGTCAATAATTATGTTAAAACAGCAGCTCCTGGAAACTATGTAATGATGGCAACAGCCGCAGACATTGGGAGTTCTTTAGCAATAATTGTGGGCATAGCAAGAGAAACCGCTTCAGCTGGAGACCAGATAAATGTTGAGGTTTTCCCACGATGACATTCTATGAGGTAGGTTCAGATACAGTCAGAGCCACAGCGTATGACTTAGCGATTAAGCAAATTGCAAATTATACTTACAAGTTTAAGCAATTAGTTTCAGTTACGACCTCGGGCTCATGGAAAAATTATTTCTTTAGAGAACAAACAGCAGTACTAACTGGTCAGAGTGGAAATGCTATTAAAGGGATTCCAAGAGGAGCAGACTTTCCAAACGCGGTTTTAAGCTGGGAACAAGTCGCTTCAAGGATTCAAAAATATGGTTTAGCTTCTACAATAGATCACGAAGACATAATATCTAATAACATTGATATGAGAAACAGAACAGTTTTAAGAATTGCTGAGGGAGTAGCTAAGGCAATTGACACCGAGATATATGCTATTCTTTCTGAAAGTGGAACACCTGTAAATATTTTAACAGGAGCGTTGACTGGCGGATATTGGGATCAAACAAGTGCAGCAATCATAAAAGACTTAGCCACAATGAAGGCACAAGTTCAAGCATACTATGATAACGCTGCGGATTTTGCAGTTGTAATTAATCCAGCAACAGCACCTAATATTTTACATTACATCTATGAGAAAGGAGCACAAGCACAAAGTGCAGGAAGTGCAGCTTTCAACGGAGAAATAGGAAACCCCGCGGGTGTTAGAGTTATCACATCAGCAGTTGTACCAGCAAGTTATGCTTTATTTGTTGTCCCTAAAACTTGTGGAACATGGAAAGAATTAATGGCTTTATCCACAGACACAAAGACAGACAGATTCAAAGGAGACACAATCACAGTGTGTGAATATGGTGTCACAGAATTGCATGAGCCAAAACAAGTTGTTTATCTTCAAGTCTTAGCTTAGTTCTTCTTAGACGAAATATTTATTAAGTAGTGCATACTCTCTTTTTTATGTCACACAGAGCAGATGGTTTAAATGATGTCTTCGATCACAATGTACTTGTCAAAGATCAGTTAATCTGTGATACCGAGCCGACCGAGGATAATCACGTCGCTAACAAAGTTTATGTTGATACACATGGCGGCGGCGGTGGAGCAGTCACAAGTGTGTTCTCCAGAACTGGAGATGTTGTTGCAGAAACGAATGATTATACATGGGCAAAGGTTGATAAAACAACTTCGAGTATCGCGGACATCACAACAAAATCACACACTTCTTTAACAGATAAAGGGACGAACACTCATGCACAAGTTGATACTCACATTGCTGACACTTCAATTCATACAGAAGATAATCTATTAGTTCATAATTCTGGAGACGAGACCGTCGCTGGAATTAAAACCTTTACAAGCATACCTGTTTTGCCTTCGAGCAATCCAACAACAGACAACCAAGCTGTAAGAAAGGCTTATGTTGATTCTTATGCCTCAGGGGCGATATGGAAAGAAGCGTGCAAATCTTCCACTACGGATGTATTGCCTGCTTGCACTTATTCAGGAACTCCAAACTTTACTTTAACTGGGAATTCAAACGGAGCTTTGCCTGATCAAGACGGTCAATCTGTTTCAAATGGAGACCGATTGCTTGTTAAAAATCAGGCAGATGCTAAGCAGAATGGGATTTATGTTGTTACGGCGGTAGGGACTATTGGAACCCGTTTTGTTTTAACGAGGGGAACAGATTATAACTCCAATGGAGAAGTTCAGGAAGGAACTTGTTTGTTTATAATTTTAGGAACTGCAAACGGCGGAAAGACTTTTGTTCAAATCACAATCAATCCAGTTTTAGATCTAAATGATTTAGTTTTCACTCAGATGAATACTTCAACTTCTTATACAGCTTCTTTAGGTTGTGAGCTTGTTGGAACAGACATAAGATCAGATTTACTTTCAACAGGAGCAATAGTTCTTACAGGAAATGAAATAGGTGTTGCTGTCGATGGTTCTTCTTTGGAGTTAAATACTAATGCTATCAGAGTTAAAGCAAGTGGAATTACAAATACTATGCTGGCAGGAAGTATCGCTGATTCTAAATTAGACCAAATTACAACTGCATCAAAGGTCTCGGGTGCTGCTTTGACATCATTGCCGAACATTCCAAGCGGTGCGGGGGTTATTCCTGCCGCGAATCTTGGGACTGGCGGAACTGGGAGCAATTATCTTAAATCTAATGGGACTTTTTCCACTCCATCTGGGACAGCAACAACTGATTATAATTATTATCGACAACCAGGAACAAACCCAGAATGTTGGTACTGCTCTATAATTTCTGCGAGCAGTCTAACCACTTCTACAATGACTGCTAATAGATTGTACGCCCTTCCCTTTGTTGTTAATACGGATTGTGTGCTTGATAGAATCGCCATCTATGTATCAACCGCCGTTGTGTCAACAAAAGCAAGATTGGGGATTTATATTAAATCAGCAGGGGCGCCATCCTCAATAATGCCAGGAATTTTAGTCTTAGATGCTGGGGAAGTTGATACATCTACAGTAGGGGTTAAATCCATAACAATAAACCAGACACTTTCTCCAGGACTTTATTATCTTGTAGCTGTTTCGAATGGGGCTATTGGAGTTAGGATGGAGAACGGCAACGTTTCATCTATCCTCGGGATTTCAAGTGGTTTAGGTCCAACATTTAATCAATATGTTTATTGTTCGTTCACTTATGGAGCATTGCCAGGAACATTCCCAGCAGTTTCTTTATCGGTTGGGGCTTCGGTTGTGGTTTTTGTAAGGTTATCTTCTTAAAATGGGAAAGTTAGAGAAGATGCTAAGAAGAATGAAAGTCTTTGTCGAGTTGGCAAAGCGAGATGAATTATACTGCAGAAGGCATCAGGAATATCTAACACCTTATCAAATTCTCGACAAACATTGTTATTCTGGCTATCATCAGCGTCGATGTTGCAAGTACATAGAACGCCGATAGAAACATTTATATAGTAGTGTTACATCTGTGTTACATGGCAAAGTGGATTAAATTTAAATTAACAGAAAGAGAGTACATCTTCTATACAAGAGTTAAGAGAATGCACACGGGTTCATGGAAACAGATGTTTAATTCATTGATTGAAGTATATCTAAGACAAAAGATGGAGAAACAAAAATGACCGAACTAAAGACATTGAAAGATATTAGAACAGAAGTTGATATTAAAACTGAAGAACTCGATTTAATCACGGAGTTGCGAGCCGAGGCGATTAAGTGGATAACAAACTGGGCACAATTTGAAGAGAAATATGCTATTAGTGCAGAACAAGCATTTAAAGAATTTTTCAACATCAGCGAGGAGGATTTGAAATGACAAACATAAAAGAAGAATTTGATTTGAGCGAGAAAGAATTTGGAATACATGGCGCAATATCAAAAAAACTAATTGGTGATGCCTTCCTTAAGCAAGATGTCAAAGAGTTCATACGATTATTGAAAGACTGGCTTTCAGAACAAGATGTAGACCATCTTAGTTCACTTACAGTTTACAATCAAATAAATAAACTTGCAGGAGAAAAATTATGTCAATAAAAGAAGAAGTTACTCAATCACAAAAAATAAGTAATATGATTAATCCATTTTCAGATGTTTTAAATCCTGCATCTATGCTAACATTGTTTAATCGTGTGGAGTTTTTGATTGAAGATGCAAAGAAAGAAGCCAAGAAATTTGAAGAAGGAAAAGAAAAAATAGCTTATGTAGATCATCACGGAGATGTTTGTTTATCAGAAAAAGAAGAAGTAAGAATTTGTGTCGGCAGTCAGCATAGGATTATTATAGACAAGTTATTCGGACCAACTTGCGTTAGAGATTTAAAAATCGTTTGGGAAGGTGATGACTGGAATGTAAGGAACAAAATTAGACAACTTAAATCCCAATTAGAAGAACTTAAATCCCAAGTGGAGAAGGGGAAATGAAAATCTTAATTAAGTGGAAGAACGGAAACATTACAGCGTTTCATCGTGAGATTGAAGATAACCAAATCACTATATCTAAATTTATGAGAAAAGAACAATGGATACAAACAAATTACGAGGGATTTTGGTCGGTGTAATGGCTGCATGCAACGATGCAGGGCTCAAGATTAGTATTAATGGAGATGCCCTTCTTGATGCTTCTGCAAGGATTTACAACACTGAGATGATTAGTGAGTCACAAAATCAGCCATTAATCAACAGCAATCCTGAAAAGGTTGCTGACTATCCCGCTACAGATAAGACTAAAGCCTTTGCCAAGAGTTTAGGTATAACTTTTGTAGAGACAATTAGCCAAAC